CGGAGATGTGTATAAGAGACAGCATCTTGTGTGTTCTTATTATAAGAATAATGATATTATTTTTGCCCCGTATTTATAAACAGTTTTATAAACTCACGATAAAAATAAGAAATAAAAACAAGATATAAATAAGAAGTTTACTAAAAAAATAAGATGATGATAGATTTGAGAACGCCCGCCGAACGGGCAAGAGATGAGAGAAACAAGCAGATTTGCGACCAATACCGGAAATACATCAAAGAGATGCCGGATATTGCGCCCCACCGCCTTTTCCGGTTTATTGCCGAAGATATAGGTATGACCGTACCAGGAGTGAGAAAAATCATCATAAACGCCGGGCTGTACCGCTGCGGTATGGTGAAAACCGATAGTTAACAATGCTGCAGAGGGAGGAGAAGCGTATGATAACACCCATTGAACCGAAAGTCAACAAGGAGGGCAGATACTCCGTCACGGAAACCTGCAAATTGCTGGGTATCCACCGCAATTCACTCCGAAAGTATACAGAACTGGGACTGATCAAGTGCGGCCTGCGCAAGCAGACCGGACGCAAGTTTTATCTAGGTCACGAAATTATCCGCTTCTGGCGGACGCTGCTATAGGGTGACCTGCAAACACACACAACAGATGAAGACGAATACATTGTTAAAACCATACATAAAAATCACCACACCCGACTCTCGCTATTTCGTATGGATAAGGAGACCAGATCATGAGGGGAGGTCTTTCATGACATTCAATTTCGGCATGGATACGGAGTTTGCCGACCGATTAGACCGCCTGTCATATCTCACAGTAGAAAGCATCAGCCGTCTCGACCGCGAGCTGTGCACGCTCATGTTCAGCCTCAAAGGCGATACGAAAGAGTGTATAAGTAAGATGATAGAGGACATCCCCGATATCTTGGACGGGTTGACTTTTCTTATAAACTCTCAAATAAACACTGCACACCATGATTAAAGCTGAAGACATCTACAGAGCCAGCAACGGCGGGCTGGACATCATACTATATTATTACCCGCAAGCATCGGAGTGCGTGAACAACAAGAAGCATTTCAAACGCCGTCCGGACGAAGACGACGCATCGGCCTGCATTAAACGGTTTGGCGATGTATATAAAGTGACCGATTTTGGAGATCAAGGCACCGCCATGAGTCCGATAGACATCTGCATGCAGGAGGAGAACCTGCGATTCACGGAAGCCATCGCCGTACTAGCAGACCGCTACCACGTGACCGACGAGCTGAAGCGGAGCGTCAACAAGCCAGAGATACGCAAACGTCCCGCCAAGGTCGAAGAGCAAGAGGGAGCAAAATTCTTCGAGCTGGAGGACAAATTCACCCAAGAGCAGCTTCAAGTATTGGGACCAAAGGTGAAGCAGGAGCATGTGGAAGCCCTTCACTGGCATGTGGCCAAATCATTTTCCTATATAAAGAACCGGGAAGTCACTACCAAATACAGTACCCCGTCTTACCCCATCTTCATGCGTGAATGCCAAGTGGAAAACCCCGCACCGGGTAAACCGGATGTGTTCTATAAAATATACGAACCCCTGAACCCCGACAAGCAGTGGCGTTTCTCCTACACGCCGGACGGGGCAAAGCCCAAGGAGTACATCAACGGGTTGGCAGAGCTGAAAGCCTCATACAGGAAATACAACGATGAAGAAGAACGTATTTTCCGTTCTGATCCCGCCAATGAGGACAAGCCCTATCAGTTCAAGAAGCTCGACGAGGCAATCATCTGCTCCGGCGAACGTGACAGCCTATGCGTGCGGTCGCTGGGTTACTTTCCGCTATGGTTCAATTCCGAGACCTACAAGGTGTCTCCCGAAGAGATTCGGGAGATATATAAATATGTGGAACGTATCTACAACCTTCCCGATATCGACCCGACCGGCATCCGCAAGGGGACGGAGCTTGCTCTACGCTTCCTTGACATCTACACCATCTGGCTGCCGGAATGGCTTGGCCATTACAAGGACCGGCGGGGCAAGCCACGCAAAGACTTCCGCGATTTTGCCGAGCTACGCCCGGAAAAAAAGGACTTCCAGAACCTCATGACGCTGGCCACCCCAGCGAAGTTCTGGACCGAGAACTACAGCAAGCGGTCGAACAAGACCACCTACGAGATAGACAGCATCTGCCTGCATTATTTCTTGGGGCTTAACGGTTTCTGCCTGCTCAACCAAGGCAAAGGCGAATACGTGATGGTCCACCGGGAAGGATGCGTGGTATCGAGGGTGTACCCAAGGGATATGCTGGAATTCCTCAAGAAGTTCGCCATTGAGCGCAATCTGCCGCGGGAGATACGCAACCTGATCGTCAATTCACCCAAGTGCGCCGAGGCCGCCTACCAGATGATGGACATCAAGGAGCTGGACTTCAGCGATTGCACGGAAACATCGCAAGACCTCTATTTCAAGAATGCCGCCTTCCGGATCACCGCCGACCGTGCCGACAAGATTCCCCTAAAGGAATATCACGGCACCTGCGTGTGGGACTCTAACCTAGTAAACCACAACGTAAATATACTGCCACCCATGTTCGACATCAAACACCGCAAAGATTGCGACGGTAAGGATAAATTCGAGATAAAGGTACTCAACACCGACAGCCACTTCTTCGCCTACCTGGTCAACTCCAGCCGCATCCATTGGCGCAAAGAGCTGGAAGACGCTTGGAAGGAAAATACGGCGTCATCCGGTGAAGAAGAAGCCTACAAGGAGCAGTACAGGTATTCGATAGACGGTCCCATGCTTTCGCAAGAGGAGAAGCACGAGCAACAAGTGAACCTGATCAACAAGATATTCACTATCGGATACATGATGCACAACCACAAGTCGCCCTCCATGGCATGGGCACCCTTCGCGATGGACAACAAAATCGGCGAAGAAGACGAGTGCAACGGCCGAAGCGGGAAGTCTTTCTTCTTCAATTCGCTGAAGGCATTCAAAAGCATCGTCCCCCTCGATGGCCGCAACACGAGGCTAATGGAGAACCCACACGTTTTCGACCAAGTGGGCGATGATACCGACATCCTTTTTGCCGATGACTGTAGCAAGTTCTTCCCCATGGAGAGGTTCTACGACATCATTACTAACGGCATGTCGATCAACAAGAAGAACAAGGACTCGTTCTTCAAGGAATACGAAGACAGTCCGAAACTTTGTTTCAGCAGCAACTATGTGCCCAAGGAGTTCAGTCCGTCAACTACCGGGCGCATGATCTATGTGGTCTTCAGCGACTACTACCACATCCGCGCCGACACCAATGATTACCTCGAAGACCGCACCATCTCCGACGACTTCGACGGCAAGGACATCATGCGCGGGCCAAAGTACACGGAAGAAGAATGGAACAACGACCTGAACTTCTTCATCCAAGCCCTCCAGTTCTACCTGAAGATGGCATCCATGCGCATCAAGATACAGCCGCCGATGGACAACATCATGAAGCGCAAGAACAAGGATGACATGGGAACCTTGTTCGAGGATTGGGCTTATATGTATTTCTCCAAAGAAAGCGGCAACACGGATAAACTCATTCCGAAGTCTAGCGCATTCGAGGAGTTCAAGGCATTCTCCGGAGCGGCCAAAAGCTATTGGACCATGAACCGGTTCACTAAAGCCATAAAAGCCTTTGCCAGCATCAATCCTGACGTGGCAGAACTCAACCCGAAGGAACTGCGCAACAGCAGCGGCCGCATCATCCGAAAAGTGGATGGCAAAGCAACGGAAATGACTTACCTACGCACTTACTCGGAAGATGGCCGGACACCAAGAGCGTTGATGGAAAGCCGAAACACGGACGATGAGAAAGAGCCTTTTAAAGGAGATAGCTAAGATGCAACAAATTAAACAAATTTCTTTGCAAATGATATAAATATTTATATCTTTGTAGAGTCAAACAATAGTTCTTACATAGATGAAACGGTATAAAGTCCGCGAGGTCATTAAAATGCTTGAGAAAGATGGCTGGGTTCAATTGAAAGGAACGCCTGGCGATCATCGACAGTTCAAGCACCCCACTAAAAAAGGGAGGGTGACCGTCAGAGGAAAAGAGAGTGAGGTTTTGAGCCAGTTTCTTTTAAACAGTATTTGGAAACAAGCGGGGTGGTTATAGCACCCCGCAAAAACAAAATATATATGGAAACGATAAAGATAAAAATCGATTGGAGCGACCATAACTTTGGGGCAGTGACCGAGTGTGAGGCGTTAGATGGTATCGTTATCGCAACAGCAAAGACATACGACATGCTGATGGAAGAATTATCCAAGGCTATTCAGGAACATATTGCCAGCATGGAGCATGACGGCGAGACCGTTCCGGAATGGTTACGGCAAGGACGATACGGATACGATATAGAATTAGGCACAGCAGCCTTGCTGCGAAAATGCGAAAGATTCACATCATTGGCTGCCATCGCCAGGGCTTCAGGTATCAACCAACAACAATTATCACACTACGCCAGCGGAATACGTACTCCACGAAAAGAGCAGCGGAAACGGATCGTGGATGGTATCCATCGCATAGGACAGGAATTTTTATCAGTTGTATGACTATTGTTTGACGACAAGTTTAAACTGATCATTTAAGGAGATCTTTTCCCAACAGGAGAGATCTCCTGTTTTTTTGTTCTATAGTATAACACTCTGATACCTATTACAGTCTATAAGGCGACAATATGCTATTTCAAGAGCGAGCCGCCCAGGGCGCCAAGTTTCCCTACACCCTTCAACATCCTATTTTTTATACTTTAAAATGTAACCTGTAACCTATATTTGAAAAAGAGTTATAAATAAGAAAGTTAAGTAATAAAAATAGGGTTACGTTTTTGGTTACTTTTTAGGTTGCACTTAATTATTCTTTTGTAACCAATCAGGGGTGTTACTAAACACTTCTGGTGTTACAATTTTGTAATGGGTCTATCTAAAAGGAATGTAACAAACAAAAACACTGAAAATGAAAAGATTAAACATCTATCGTTGCAAGTTACACTGTTAAACTTTTTTGCAACACTTAGACTCTATACAGCTGTTATTGTAAAATGTTGACGGAATTTGCATCAACCAGCAAGTTTACACTAATACGACCATTCATTATGTCTTGCTTTCAATCTGATATTTTAGTATATTTGTAAATGATCACCACTAAACAACATAACGGCATGACAACGAAGATTAACCTACCCACACACCTCTCCGAATATCTCAAAGGGAAATTCGGGACCTCAGACAACATTATCCGCCTTCCGGCAAACAGTAGCCTCTATCATATCGTCTACGAACTGCTCCAGCGCAGACCGGTCAACCATCCCATCGACCAGGGGAACACCGAGATTCACCTCCCATCACCCCGTGCCTCACACCTGCCAAACGGAAAGCCGGTCGAGTATTTCAACTACATCAGCAAAAGAGACACCGCTGTGCTCATCAAAGCCATTAACACCATGCTAAAGGCCGAAGCACATGAGTATTTCGATGAAAACAAGCACGTGAAAGGAATCGATTACATCGAGTCGGCCTACGCTTTCCTCTTAAAGTACGGCATAGAGCACCTGACCCCCGAAGCCCTCTTGAAAGACTACCAGCGCTGGCGGGCAAAGATCGGGCGCAAGATGTCTTCGCGAAAAAAACACGCACAGAAAAGGCCGGCATGTTAATAATATGTAAATTGGTACCGTTTTTCATGTTACCGGGTGGGGTAGATTGTCCTTTCTCTCATGTAGCCGGTTTCACGCTTCTTTTCTGTTTAACAAATTAACACAAATACCACCGCTATTAATCCGAACACGTGCCCGAAAAAAATTCGGTATCAACCTACGACACCGCTTTTAGTCCTTCCTCTTATGGTATTTTGAACGGGTTATGCTTTCCCGTTCTTTTGCCGAAAAAACAGGATGAACCGCATACAACAGATATTCAACGCAACATGGGCTATCGAACGCAAGGATTACCTTAATCTTATTTCGATCATACAGCCTTCCATCAAGGCCGGTAATTTCGCCGACCTGGAAAAATTGTTATCCAGAGACCAGACCTCCATACAAGCCGCCAACCTGAGCAACCTTGCCAAGGCGTGGGATTTCTACGATGAGAACCTGCCGGAAAACTCCATTGGCGTTATCACCCTGAACGGCATGCTGTACAACTGGGAATCAGAACGCATTGCCTTGTACCTGGAAGAAGCACTACTCAATAGCAAGATCGCGGGTGTCGTTTTCAAGATCAACGGTGTGGGGGGCATGGTAAGCGGATTGAACGAAATAACCGACATCATCGCGAAAGCCGGGAAACCTGTCGTTTCGGTCATCACAGGCTGCTGCTTCTCTGCCCACTACTGGCTGGCTTCTGCTACCCGGAGGCGTTTCCTGATCGATACAGCATCACAGGTAGGGAGTGTGGGGGTCGTAGGCACTTACTACAATGCCACCGAATCAATGAAGAAAGAGGGGATCGACTTCCGCGAAATCTACCCCGATACAGCAGACCTCAAAAACCGGGAATACCGTGACATCGCCGAAAAGAACGATGAAAAGGCGTTCAAGGCACACCTCCAGAAGGTGCATGCCCTGTTTTGCGAAGCTGTCTCCAAAGGCCTTTCCATACCTTATAATAAAGAGCTGCCCCTGTTCCGTGGTGCTATGTTCATGGGAGACGAAGCCATCCAGGCAGGAATGGCAGACGGATACGGCAACGTAGCAGACGCTGCACGCTGGATTCTGGCACAACAGATGATCGAACAGACAAAAGATATTGTTTAACACTTTTAATAATTGGGTTATGAAGAAGATTAAAATGGCTGATTTTGCCTCTTCCGTGCTCCAAATACTGGGGCTGAAAGAATGGAAGACCGAGAATGACAAAAAGACGCTGGACGAAGCCGACATCACGAAGTTGAAATCGTTCGGCTTTACCGACACCTTCATCAACGCTTTCTCGAAGTCGCTAGCCGATGACTTCAAGGATGAAAGCGAAGACGACAACCAGGGAGAACCGGCTGCACCGTCCGTATCGGCACAGGCTGCCATCGTGAACGGCTTGCTGGCCCAGCAGACCGCCAAACTGGCGGATGCCATGCAGCAGATCGAGGCGATGGAAAAAACGAACACCGACAACACCGAAGCTCTCAAACAGAAAAACGAAGAAATCAACACACTCAAAGGGCGCATCGAAGCCCTGGGTAAACTGCCCGAACAAACACACCCTAACCAAACTTTGGATAACCCGATGGCCATCAACCTACAAGACGAGAACCAGCTGTGCGGATGGCAAGGCGAAATGTTCGCCATGGAAGGCCGCCCGTACAACCTGCGTGCCCGTGCCACCCTGTTGGCAAGAGAGGGCATCTCTTTGCAGGTGAATGCCGAAAGCAGCACCGACTACAGCCGCCTGAAAGAAGACCTGGGCGCATTCTACCGCGTGCGCTGGCAAGACCGTTTGCAATCGTTCTTGGTGAAGCTCCCGACTATTGAGGCTATCTTCCCGCTCGAAAGTGGCTATCAGGATCTAGCAACCTTGGTCAATATCTGGCTGGGTGAGTTCTCGCAGGCTGACAACACCATCGACAGCGATTTCGATAAGGTGACGAAAGGCCACTATGAGTTCGACTCCGAGACCTTGCGCATGTATTCCGTGATGTTCGTCCATAAGTTCCGCAACCTGAAGGAGCTGGAACGTACCTGGATCGGATCACTGAACCGCGAGGGTTCGCAGGTCATCAAATGGTCGTTCATCGAATACATCCTGGCAGAAACCGCCAAGAAGCTGCACAACGAGCGCGAGCTGAGACGCATCAACGGTGTGCGTCGCGATCCAAACGTCAACGAGGCCGGACGCGCCATGGAAGCAGCCGACGGCATTTACGAATTTATCCGCAAGAAAGTGGACGGATATATGGATATCAACAAGGAAAAGGTGGTCTACCAGATCAAACCGTTCGAACTGGGCGAAATTACCGAGGTCAACATCGGCGAGAAGTTCTTCGAGGGTACGAGCATGATCCCGGCGGTTTACCGCGACAGCGGACAGTTGGCGCTCTACGTGCCGTCCTACATGGTCGTGTGGTACCACAAGTACAATGAGCTGCACTACGGCGTGAACCAGGACTACAAGGCGAACATGATGTACGTCAAGGAGTACCCATCCGTGAAACTTATCCCGGTACCGAATGCCGACAATCACACACGTATCATCTGGACCATGCAGGGTAACATCAAGTGCTTTGAACATGTCCCGGGCGAAATGACGCGCTTCAACATCGAGCAGCAGGACTGGACGCTGAAGGTGTGGAGCAACTGGAAGGAATCCGTTTGGGCACGTGCCGTCGGCTACAAGTACACCAAGAAGGCAGACATGGACTACAGCCGTCAAATGATCTTCTGCAACGAGATGGACCGCCCGGCTTCTTCTTTCATCGATGCCGAAAAAGATAAGAACCCGTCGGCAGCCATCCACACCAGCATCCAAACGGTGGCCAACACCCAAGAGTTCGCCATCACCGACATCGAGGGGGCAGAAGTGGGACGCTTGATCACCTTAAAATGCGGAAGTGTGGACAAAGGGGTGAAGATTGAGAAAAGCGGCAAGTTCGAGCTGATCTCAGCCGCATGGACACCCGCCGTGGGAGACACGATCAAGCTGATGAAGCGTGCCGACGGCAAGTTTATCGAGATCTCCCGCGCTTCTTCTACGCTTAACATGCTCCGCTTCGATGATAATGCCACTACTCCCGATGTGAGCGAAGGCAACGAGTTCGCCACTTCGGCCAATACAGAGGCAACGGCCATCACCAACTTTACCGGGGCAAAGCAAGGTGAAGTCTACACCATCCATGGGGCAGGATCGACCAATGCTTCGACCATCGCCAACAGTGGGAACTTCGTATTGACCAATGCCATGACCCTGAAAGAGGGCGCGATGATCCGCCTGGTATTCGATGGCAAGAAGTTCTACGAAGTGGAAAGACGCTAACATGTATAACATTAAACATATAGGATTATGGCAACATACGTAAATAAATCAGTGCCCCGTCCAGCAGGCAATCCCGGAAACGGGATTGCCCTGAAGGACAAAATCGTGATCATCGACACCGACGATATCGAAACATTTCCGGCAAGGGACGAGGCCGGGGTGGTCATCGCCGAAGCTATAACGCTCAAGGCTTCCGCCAAGCCTGTTTACCTCTATCTCACGCCCGGTACCGTGGAAGTCACCTCCACTGCCGAGGGCGAACCCGACGCTATGGGCTTCAACATCGCGATCAAGGGCAACCACCCGGGCAACTCGCAAGAGGTTCGCGAGTTCAAGTGGAACTGGCTGGGACGCAAGTGCATCATCATCGTGCAATATTGCGACGGTACCGATGCCGACCTGTTAGGCACGCCCTGCAACCCCATGCAGATGAGTTCCAGCTTCACCGCCAACAAGGACATGACCCGCACGGAGTTCTCCTTCGCTTCCATTACAAAAGGAATGGATATCGCCATCTACCAGGGCGAAGTGCCCACTGAAACGCCTGCTGTCAGCGAAGATTCTTAAGCCTTTCATACTATTAACAAAAAGGGCAGCCCTAACACAAATGGGGGCTGCCCTTTTTCATACCCGGTATGCCCGGAAGTCTACATCGGCTTCTTGGAACTCTGTTTCATTCGAATACCTATTTGATATTGATTTCAAACATTCAATTCTCAAGAACGAATGAGTGACTTTTGATTTTAACCCCCCTTGTTTTTTGTTTACAATTAAACCCCTCTGCCTAAAATAAAGAAAAGCTAACACGTCTTGTTTGAAGAGTTGAAATAATTCGTACATTTGTGATGCCCAATTAATTTCACAATATATATGAATCCATTTTCTATATGTAATCCGTAAAGTCGGGTTAAGGTCCTGTGAACCTTTGGGCGCATATTGAGAATGGATTCGCCTTTTTTAACAGGATGGATTATTACAATTTCGAGGATCTTGTTTCCAGTCTCGCTTCGGGTTTTACGATTAATGAGAACAGGAAATATTGGTTTGTGAGAACTGTTGGTGGTACATATTATTCGCATTTCTTGAATGGAGGATATGTAGCTATCGATTATAGTGATATTTCCAAAAAATTTCTAGATGAATTACCGGAAAAAGAAGAGTCTGCGTTGATCTCTCTGAAAACAGCATATAAGGATAGACATCCAAATGCTAAGAACGCAGGGAAACATGCTGCTCAATTATATCGTTTTTACAGAGGAATAAAAGAGGGGGATGTGGTAATAATACCATCTCCGGATTCTAATGAGTTATCATTTGGGATAGTAAAAGGGGCTATGTATGAACAACGCCTCATTTCAGATACTGATTGCCCATTTATGAAACGAAGAGAGGTAATCTGGAAAGAGAAGTCTTCAAAACATAAACTGCACCCCAAATTACAGTTAGCGATATCATCCCGACATGCTATTTCTGACATGACTGATTATGCACAATATATAGACTGCGTACTTAAGGATTTTTATATAAAGGAAGAAGAAACCAATTTAATATTAAAGATACAAACAGAAAACGACGTAACATTGGATGATTTTTGCTCAATCTGCGCTATACAAGATCTTATCGCCGACTTTTGTAGCAATAAGGGTATCGCATTTGAAAAAGAGCATCTTGTCATGAAAATTCAAATGGAGTCTCCAGGATGGTTAAAATTGACAGGGAAAAATTTTTCGGGATTATTGCTGTTCGGAGTATTCTTAAATGGCTGTTTTGGAGGAGGATTAGAATTCAAGAAGGATGCTGAAAATGTCAAATTTTCTATTTCTACGAAAGGAATAACAGGGGCTATAAATGAATATTTAGATAGGGAAGCTGACAGAAAGTTGGTTGAATCTGCAGCAAGGGCAATTGATTCCATGAAAATAAAAAAGCCAGAAGATATTGAACCTTTTATCAAGTTACTGGAGGAAAGGAATAAGATAAGAAATAAATATTAAACCGGCAAATAGTAAAACGGTATTAGAGAGAATGCGATAATCATCCCTATGATGATAACTTTATAGTCTATCTGTTTGGATAAATCAAGCCTATGACCTCTAACTAGACATATCAAGCCTTGAATAATCAATATAGATAAGGAAGTTATCGTTATAAACGTTCCTACACAAGATAATATGTTTCGTGCTAAGTCAAACATGATTTTAAATTGCATGCAAATATATAACGTTTTTATTATCTATATTAGTACATAATGGGCGATTTCTCGTTATTTACGAATAAGATTCATTATTTGTGTCGTATATACCCGAGGGCAGCCCGATGCTGACGACTGCCCTCTTTTTTAAAAAGAACTGAGGTATGGCAAATATATTGACTGAAGGTGCAGAAATGTTAACTAAATCCCTCACATGGGGAGGAAAGATGACGTTTGATCAAATAAATAAATTGGACTGGTTGAAAACAACGTCTTACTACGGAATTAATCTATATATCCAAGAAGGAATACGAAAAGGATGGATTAATTGCATGTGTAAAGAAGGAAAGCCTACTGTTTATTATGCTACCCGTAAGGGACGTAAAATGTCAAACGAAAGAGAATAATTAAAAATTTTAGAATCAGAGGACCAGATTAAGGTTTAATGTCTCACTAATTTAATGAGTGATCCTTCTTTTTCAAATAAAAGAGGATAATTAGCAATACGAGCTCTTATTTGGCTTACGGGAACCGGATCAGAATCAACTTTACGGTGATATAATCCACGCTTATTGACTTCATCGGCAATTTCGCGACTTGTCATAGGACGATCATATTCTTTCAAAATGATTTCAATAGCTTCATGTAGTTTCAATTCCATAATTGTAAAATTTAAAGATTGGCAAATATAAGGAATTCTATGGATAAACAACAATTCAAATACTGGATTAGGATAAAACGGTTCCGTCCAGAGCAGTTCGGCACTAGGACAAAGCGTAATCCGATTAAGCTAACAACTAAATATATTTTCTCCCTTTCCCCTTGCCATTCCAAAAACTTTCCCCATATTTGCAGTGCACTACATTTGAATCAGGCGAGTGATCGCCGACTGCTTTGCCGTTGGCTTTTTTTATGCCGATTGGTAAACTCATAATATTCTTAATACAAGGTTCCGACCCCCGTGTGGAGCGTTAATGCGCCCACTGCCTGATTCAGGTGTAGTGCAACGGGAAAGCGGGACCTTTCTTTTGTTTCCCCTCTCCTTATCTGTTAATTTATCGTTTCATTTAAAGCACTACTAAAATGAAAGCAAACGTATTGACCTCAGGCTACGCGCCTGCCAAAGCAAGCACCTACTTGCAAGTGATGAACCGCCTTGCCACGGCGAAAGCACGGGTAACCGCCCAAGTAAAGAAACTATTGGCCGCAATGGACTGCCCCATCGAGACGGCAGCCGACGCTCACTATGTGAAGTGTACCTTGGCTTGCCTCCTATCCCCCATCTGCCCGCCCCTCCTGGCTGTGGCTGCCTACCAACTGTATCAAGCCCAAACGAAGAAAGGAGGTACGATATGACAAGAAAAGGAACATATGATTGCACCGACTTATACATCGAGAAAAAAATACGCTACGAAGAAGGAGGCTTCTTTGATGGGGATTTCTACACCTTGCACATAGGCGGAGATACGATTTCCTGCCTTATCATGGAGCAACTGAAATATATGCATAAGTTACTGGGACAAGTCATTGAAGCCGAAACCAAACACCGAAAAGCTTTGGAAAAAATCTCGGAATCATTTCCTGTACCGGTCTTTTTCGGATTAGACGAAGAAAGATGAAACCACAGTAAATACAGAGGGCTGATCCTTTTTAAAAAGGTCGGCCCTCTTTGTTTTGCCAGACTCCTAAGCCCCCGGTAGTCTTTTCAGTACCTCATGCCTGAAGCCTATCTTTGCCGGAAAACACCCACAATATGAAGAATATCATCAAAAACTACCTGTCCGGCGCACGCTGTTATGCCGAAGGCGTGGCCCTGTATGAACGCTACGGGCGCAACACCGCCCTCCGCCGCGCCTTCTTGAACCGACCCGAAAGCCGCATGATGCGCCTCACGCTTTACGAAGAACTACGCCGTCTGGCCGGATTGTCCGTCTATGAGTTCGAACACCTGGAACGCCATGTCACCATCCCCGGTGCCACACCGCCACCAGTAGAACCACACCTCGGAACTAGCGATACGCCCGCTGTACCGCACCTTGACCCTGTCAGTCCCAAGGAGTGCGAACGAATACGCTTCCGCGACCGCTTTACCTTCTTGAAGTCAAAGGATTGCCCCGATGTGCTGAAGCTATTGGTGAACGACATGTTCGCCTCTTACGATGCTTACCGCGAAGCCCACAACACACTGGCAGGCCACCCCGACGATGCGCCCATGGATGACACCGCCCCACTGGCCGCCACTGCCGTCGAAGAGTACCTGAACGACCGCCAGATTTGGGAAGAACTCACCCATTACCAAGAGAACGGCACGCTCCTGGGCAACCACCCCAAAGTGGCAAAGTACCTGAAATGGCAGGAATACAAGACACTGACGGACTTCAACCTTGTTCAACGGCGCAAGAACGCTGCCAGCAACATCTCCAAATACCGGGCAAAGATCACCGCAGCCACCTCCGATGAAGAACGGCTGAAGCTCGAAGCGCAAATGCGCGAATGGATCACCGTAAAGGAACTGTGCGACCATGAGATCGAACAACGCAAGAAAGGAGCCTGATATGGAAGAAATACCGACTATCAAGCCTACTCGCCTGAATCTCGACCGCGTATCCATGGACCGACTGAACGCCATCCTCTCGACCGGGTCACTCGACACGCTGAGCGAAGCCGAACGGCAATATTTCTATCTCATGGACATGGTGCGTGGCCTGACGGCCAAGATGAAGTTCGAAAAGCAAAACAAGTACGTCACCAAAGCCGGGATAATAAAGCTGCTGAAGAGCGAACAATACGGGCTGTCCGACTGGATGGCGCGACAGGTCTACACCGATGCGATCAATTTTTTCTACCAGCGTAGCGAAATATCAGCCGAAGCCTTCTGCAACCTCTATGCCGAAAAATGCGAAGCATGGGCCGAAGAGATGTATGCCAGCGGTGACGTGAAGGAAGCCCGTAACCTCCTGAAGCTGGCGGGCGAATATCGCGGTTGCTTCAAACCCAAGGAGGCAGATATCCCAGAAGAACTACTCAACCAGAAGCGCGTCGACATCTACACGGCCAACCGAGAAGACCTAGGGCTTCCGGCCATCGACCGCAAGCAATTGGACGCTTTCATTGATTCGATACCGGAACTATCCACCACCGTGCGCGACAACCTGAAAGAGGATGCCGGGCTGAAGAAGTTCAACCTCAAAAAACGTATGCTCTATGACATCGAAGAACTTAGCGAAGAAGATAGCGGTGAATGACGACATCGCCGTCAAGTTTGCCCACCACGTGCAGCTACTGACCGACTTCATCGATACCACCGTGCTTGTCGTCGTAGCTGGGCGCGGTATGTCGAAAAGTACCGTGGTACAGGCACGCCGCTCCTACCGCTGCGTGCACGCCATGCCGGGTGCACCCCTTGCCTTCGTGGCAAGCAGCTACTCCAGCCTGAAAGACAACATCATGCCCGCCGTGCAGCACGGTTGGCAACTGATGGGGATGTATGAGGGGATGCACTACGTTTTCTGCAAGATACCGCCTCGTGAGTGGCGTTCGCACTGCTCGATCATCGTCAACGACTACCGGAACGTGATATCCTTTTGGAACGGGTGCGTCATCTTCCTGGGGTCACTGGATCGTCCCTCTCTCTTGGCAGGTAAGTCGGTCGTGCACCTCTTTTACGATGAAGCCAAGTTCGACCGTGAAGATAAAGTGAACCGTGCCATGCCAATCCTGCGTGGCGATTCGCTATCGTTCGGCCACTCCCACCTGTTCCTGGGCCTTACCATCTCGACCGACATGCCCGATGTCAACGAGGGGGAATACGACTGGTTCTTCCGCTACCTGCCCAACATGCGCCCCGACCGGATCGTAGCGATCTGCCAGGCCGCCTTCGTGCGCAACGACCTACTGCTCCGGCTAGAGAAAGAACGCGCCAGGGAGGCCCCCAATGACCGTACCCTACGCCGCCTGGCCCGTGAGGTAACCTATTATGACCAAGGGCTGACCAAACTGCGTCGGGGGCAAACCTACGTCCTGAACGCTTCTTCGTTGGTCAACGTCGACATCCTAACCCCCGACTACCTGTTCAACCTCTATAACGGGACGCTGGAGTTCCACGAGTTCTGCAAGTCGGTACTGGGCATGCGCCCCGGACTACGCAAAGATATCCGCTTCTACCTCCTGTTTGGCGAACAACACAAATACTACGACGGTTCGCCGGACGGCCTGCCTGCCGACAGCTGTACCAGACTCAAGTACCTGCAAGACGACCAGCCGCTCGACGGGGGCGTGGACTTTGGTAACATGCTCTCCTTCGTGATCGGTCAACAACGGGGCAACACCTACCGGGTATTGAAGAATATCTACGAGATACCGCCCGGATGGTTCCGCGAACTGGCCGACCGCTTCCTGCGCTTCTTTGCTCCCCACTCCTGCAAGGAGCTGAACCTGTATTACGACCGAGCCGGTAACAACTTTGCCCGCCAAGGTGAAGACTACGCCCGTAAGATAAAAGATGCCATCGAAAAGGATGCCGATGGTGTGCGCACAGGATGGACAGTCTGTCTGATGAGCCGCCGCCAGAGCAACATACCCCAAGCCGAAGAATACGGCTTCATGCAAGAGCTGATGAAAGAGGGCGGCAAGAAACTGCCACGCCTGCTGGTCGATGCCGTCAACTGTAAGGAGCTGGTGAGCAGTATCGAGAAAGCACCCGCCGGTATCCGCTATTCAGGTACGGAAAAAATCGTCTTCAAGGTCAAGAAAAGCGAGAAACTTGCACCGAAGAAGCTACCCATGCTCTCCACCAACTTTTCCGATGCTTTCAAGTACCTGATGATGCGCAAGAGGTGGCGCAACATCGTGAAACTGCAAGCCGGTGGTGCGAACCCCTACGTCCCTGGCTTCGGGGAAGACTGACTCCCTACCCGTTACAAGCCCGCTCTGTCATATTTCACCCAAAACGGGGAGAGGCAATTGCCTTTCCCTTTCTGAGCGGCACGCGCTCCGGAGCATGTCTGTTTTCTTGTTTGCGAATTTTTTCTGGCTTAAAACACTCTCCCTAAACCTTTTGACGGAAATCATCACCAAAAAACGACCGTGTAAACCGCTGTTTTTTGGTGTCTTTTCCTTTTTTAGCCTCCTTCCTTTCCTTTACAGGTAAAAAATAAGGCACATGGATACAATCGATTTATACGCCGCCATCGAAGAGATGAAGCGGATCAGTGATACCGGAGGAACTTTCTCGATGAAATTCCGCAAATACAACCGACACACATCCGCCGGTGGGGATATGGTCACCGTCAAGGCAGCAAGACTCCGTAGCAAAACCTCAGACGAGAAGATCGAGAACTCCTCCTACAAGTTATTCTATACAGACACGGAGACAGGCCTGGCCGCCAACTGCTGGCAGGTACTGATCATGGAGTTTAATGGTATGAAAACGGTTGTATAACTATGGACTTTGGACGAGATCCCGACTTCGACCGGGACGATTATGATGATTACGATAATTATAACTACGATTGAGATATGGAAATAAGACGTGTTGGAAATTTCGGACTGATCAACCCTGGCAACGGCCAGCTTTACTCGTTTGACATATCGGGCAAAGGTAAAGGATGGGAGCCATCAAGCATCATGCTGGGCGGTAGCAGCGGCACCTGTTTCACCAAGAAAATACGGGTAGGTGGCATCGATATCGTGCCCATGGGCGACAATAACGACCTGCCGGGCGAGGTGCAACGCCTGCTCGACCGCTTCTATGCCGGTGAAGGGATCATGGGGAAGATCGCCGGGCTGCAATGGGGCGATGGTCCCCGTTTCTACAACGATGCCATCGACCGGGAGAACAACCGCTTTTATAAGGAATGGACGCTCGATCAGCCCATTGAGGATGATTTGAGCCGGTGGGATTACCGCATCTTCATGTACCGATGTTTGGTAGACTTGGTACACATGCAGGGCTTCTTCGTGAAGTTCATCCGTAACCGTGCCCCGCGCATCGGTGGTGCAGGACGGCTGGTGAAACTCGAACACATCCCTTACCAGAAGGCTCGCCTGGTCTACCCGAAGGAGGGTGAAGAAGAACCCTCACGGATCGTGATCGCCGACTTCCCCTATCCCGACTATGCCAAAATGGAAGTATTACCGGTTTTCGACCCGCACGACCCGTTCCGGTACCCGGTATCGGCACGTTATTACAATATATATTCCTTTGCCAAGGAGTTCATCAGCACGCCCCGTTTCTTGGGAGCTTTCTCTTGGCTGGAAATTGCCGGGACACTTGCCCCGCTGCTACACAGCTACAACATGAACAGCTCCGCACTGAGCTTGCACATCGAATCACCGCAGGGGTATTGGGACAAAGCCGAGGAACGCCTGAAGTCGGTCTGTCAGAAGAAAGGCATCCCCTACACTTCTAAACTACTGGAGGCATACAAGGATAAGACCATGGAGAAGTTCGCCGAGGGCATGACTGGGGTCAAGAACGTAGGGAAATTCATGCACACGTCTTCTTTCTTCGATGAATTGTCCCAGGAATATGAAGGCTGGAAAGTAACACCTATCGACAAGAAGGTAAAAGATTATATCGAAGCTCAGATACGCATCAGCAACAAGGCAGACGCTGCTGCGGCCAGCGGTTTCGGTATCGACCCCATCCTGGCCAACCTCATACTGGAGAACAAATTGTCGTCAGGCTCCGAGAAACTGTACAGCATCAAGGTGTACAACGCATCGGAAACCGCCATATCCGACATGATACTCTGCAAGCCCGTGCAGGAATACATCAACGCCAACTTCCCCGGTACGAAGACACGAATTGGACTGTACCGCACCATTGTCAACGCCGAGGAGAATGTTTCACCACAAAACCGGATAAAGAACAATGAATAATCAGAATAACCTATTTTGGGATGGTTCCGGTTTAGACCTGGATTGTTTTGACGCTATGGACTGTTTCGACAGTGCCCCTGAAGAAGGGAACCGCTACATCCGTCCAAAGCTGAAGCCGTTCAAGGAATCTCGCATCATCTACGAACACGCCGTGGAGCTGGCGGAAGCCATTGAAATTGACACAGGCGTAAGGTATGACGCGGTAGTCAGCGGCAACTTCATTTTCGGTGATTTCATCGAGGCTTTCATGGTCCGCAACAACTGCAAGGCGGTACGCATGGATATCACTACCCTTTCATTGGGACAGGAAAACATCGACAGCCTGCATACGCTATTGGACAAAGGCTATGTGGATAGCCTTAATCTGATCGTGTCCGCCTATTTCTATGCACACGAAGCGCACCGCCTGATACCGTATATATACGGTCGCTTGGATATAGACAACCGTTTCCAACTAGCGGTAGCCGGTACCCACATGAAAACCTGTCTGATCGAGACATTGGGTGGGAAAAAGGTAATCATCCACGGGAGTGCCAATCTCAGGAGTTCTGCCAACATCGAACAATTCACCATCGAAGAGAATCCAGAGCTATACATGTTCTACTGTGAAATTGACAACAACATACTAAGTACCTATTCAACCATCAACAAAGAAATAAGAGGAGAGCAGCTGTTTAGCGCGATCCGGAATGTTTAACACGTAAAGAAAGGAGTCTACTATGGCATCAAACGGATCACAAGACGGAGGCGGTGGAAGCGGCATCAAGTCTTCCACATCGGCTTCACGCCGTGCGGGTTCTCTACCCCAGTGGATGAGACCCGACAACAATGTCCCTTTTTAACAAACCCCGGGTGCGGTGCTTATGCCGCGCCCATAAAGAATAACCTGTATGCAACTATTCAATTTATATGATGACGGAAGCCAGGAGATCGTAGAAGCTGTGGGTATGATTTCCGACAACGTGGACTTTTCGAAGTGGGCCCCCATTCTGCCACTGGCCACACGCCGCCTGACAGCCATCGTGGGCGAGGACGTGCTGCAAGCTATAGCGGAGCTTTACGGGAAAAAGGAAGAGCCGGAACTGGTGGCAGCCACACAGAAGCCCGTGGCGTTCTTCGCTTGGAGCATGCTGATCCCAACGCTTGACGCACAACACGGCGCGAGCGGAAGGCAGAAGAAATATGGCGAGAACGAGAAAGGGCTAACCGCCTTACAAGAATACAAAGACGAACAGAACATCCTGAATATCGCCTACGAAGCCGTAGATGCACTGATCGACACGCTGGAAAAGGGTGCGTACACCTTCTGGGAAGAGAGCGAGGCGAAACGCCGCACCCACACCCTATTGATACGCAACAAGGCGGAGTTCGATCGCTATTATACCATCGGGAGTCACCGCCTTTATTTCACCCTGCTACCGCTGATACGGGAAGTGCAAGACACGGAAATCGCCCCCTTCGTGGAAGGCGAACGCATGGTGAAGATGCTGCAAGGCGATCCGGAACTGCTTCCCCTTGCGGAACAGTGCCGCCGACCGCTGGCACTGCTCACCATCAAAAAGGCAGTGGAACGCCTGCCCATAGAGGTCATACCCGATGGGATCGTGCAGGTACAACAGATGGGATCGATCAAGGAGAAGCTCCGGGCTGAGAAAGAGGCACGCCGACAGGTGGCCGAGTCACTCGACCGAGATGCAGCCCGCTATCTGCAGAACCTGCAAGACACCATTGCCCAAATGGATAACGACCCGACCAACGATGACCTGTATATCAGCCAGGCAACGCTGCAATCCAAGGGCATCACTTTTTAAACTGGCAACGAGATGAAGATAATAAAATACCGGGAGCGCATGCTGCAAGTCCCCGAACTTATAGACGAATTCACACCGGCACAATACCGCCGATACCTGGAAATCTCCCTGTTGAACGACCGGGGGATACTCAGCCGTCCCACTTTGCGCAGTAAGTTGCTCACACTGCTGCTTGACGAACGTACCGATCTCTCCATGCAGCGGGAGGAAACCATCGAAGAGGCATTAAACCACATCGACCTGACCCTACCGTTTATCTTGCCAGGCGAGAAGCGCGACCGGATGAACCTCAATACAGGGCTGAACCTGCTGAAGGAGTGGGACGGCTGGACGGGACCGGGCGACATGCTCGACGGGGTAACCTTTGGCGCATTCATTGACTGTAACAGCCTCTTGAAACTGTTGGCGAAGACAAAGAGCCGGGAACGGTCGGAACAACTCACCACCGATTTCTGCCGGAAACTCTACCGGAACGAGGCACGTCCCAAGGCTGATCCGGACGAAATACTCTGCGCCCACGCCCTGATCCTGTTTAATAACGTCATGCGGACACTCCACCACGATCCGATCGACATCAACGGCGAACCGCTCCGTTTCTCCATCCTCTTTGAGAAATCGGAAAAACGAAAACCCGATGACGGCACAGGCTGGATGGGAACGGCATTGGAGATTGCCGAGACGGGCACCTTCGGCACCTACCGCAAGGTACTCGACACGCCACTCTGGGACGTGCTGGTCTTTCTCTACCGGAAAAAATTCGAACACATGCACTCTAAAAGATAAGTAATATGATACGTATCAAGACACTACGGGAATATACTGAAGCGCTGCTCCAACGCATCCCAGCCATCCGTTCCGCTACGTTGGTCAACGTGGACAAGGACATGAGCGATGCCCTAAGGCAGATGAAAGTAAGGGAATTCCCGGCACTGTTCGTCGTCGTGCCCTCCGCCGATGATGATTCTGCTTACCCTGACAACGTAGCAGAAGTAAGCCAATGTCTGCTGTTCCTGCTCGACCGTTCCGACCACCAGAGGCGAACGCCCCTGCAAGTGTTGGAAGAGACACAGGAGGTGGTGGAAACCCTGAAGCAGCAACTGCGCGAAGACGCTTGCCAACCTTGCCACTTCATGTCGGGGCTGGGTAACCTCTCCACCAACCCTGAAACGGGACTTTACAGCGATTACTGCGGATGGTCGGTCTCCTTTAACCTGTCTGAACGATGAACCGTCCGGACAACATACGCGATGCCTTCTTCCGCCGCACCTTGGAACGCGATTTCAAGACGATCCTGCAACGACAGAAAGCCATCGCCGAAGAACGCATCTACCGGGAGAGCAACCAGCGACAAACAGGGCGGCTGCACGCCTTCCTGACTTCGCCTCTGATCAGAACCGGTATCGACCCCATCCGCATACAGGTAGATTACCCCATTTATATCCGCTTCCTGGACATGAAACGAAAAGGTAACCACCGCATCTACAACCGCCAGCTGTGGGGTATGATCTACCGGGAGACATTGCCGGAACTCCGCTACGGCTTCACCGAAAGCATACGCCAAGAGATTGAAGCACAGCTTCAAGGACTGTTCCCCGAGTAAGATACGCACAATACTTTTTCATGGTATTAGTTTTTATGGGTTAGTAATGTTTAGTTTGGAGACCGTCCCTCCTGTGAAGGTGGGGCGGTTTTGTTTAACTCCCTAAGAAGAACGTTCCTTGATGGCTATTTTTTCACATTCCCCTATTTTTAGGCATTTGTGTTGCAGCCAAAGTAAATAATTCATAACTTCACAGTGTTCAAACAATAACACTTACTTGTTTATCATGAATAGAATCTACATAAGTTTACTTCTAATCGTACTGTTTTTTAGCTTATTTTTTGTAGTAAAATCATACTACGAAAAAAGAAAGCATATCAGTTTGCCCAAAAAATTCTACATGCGAAAAGGTTATTTGAAACAAGTTATCAATACCCTAAACAAAATAGTTAAATATCCAAGCGATGATGTATATCTTGATTTTTCACACATAGAGGAAATTACAAAGGGTTCTTATATGGTGTTGTTGGCGCAAGCAGAAAAAGCGTTAACCTCAGGAAAGCTTATTTTAATACACAATAAGTTTCCCAAGTCAAAAAAAGTGTTAGAAATACTATCTGAACAAAAAAATTATATTCACAAAAATATAAATCTAACAGCTATCGACGCAATTTCTACTGCAACGGTTGATACTAAAGTTGTTTCGGATATTCTAACTGAATTAAGAAGAATTGGAATTAATGAAGACTATCGGATCTTTTATGATTTTTTAGTTGAATTGATCGGGAATGCTGCTGAACATGGAATCCAAAATAAAAATATTAATTGGTGGTTGCTATATTATCGAGTACCAGAACAAAAGAGTTTCAAGTTTGTTTTTGTAGATATGGGGGTTGGTATTATAGGCTCATACAAACGTTCTAAATTGCAACGTTTTATAAAACTAAAACAATCGTCATGGATTATCCAACAGGCTTTTAATGGACAACTTGGATCTTCAACTGGACAATCAAACCGAGGTAGGGGATTACCTTTTATTAAACATTGCGTAGAAAAAGGATTCATTTCTAATTTTATTTTGATTACAAACAATGTATCTTTGCATCATGAAAACGGAGAGTTGCAAGTATCCAGTAATCCAAACTTTGTAGGGACATATTTATCATGGACTGTAAGTAAAGAAAATTTTATATCATGGAAGAATTCAAAATAACAATAGCTGAAGATTTTAGCAACACCCCTGGCGGACGTTGGGAAAGACTTGGTCCCCACTCCGGCGAAGAATTTTACAACACATTACTTTTCCCTCGATACCAAGAAGCTATCAAGGCTGGCAAACAATTACACATCTATCTGGATGGGGTCAAATCATATCCATCCTCATTCTTGGACCAGTCATTTGGAGAATTAGGACGTGCTGAAGGAGAGAATAATGTAAACAGTATCATATGTTTTCACACCAGCAATTTTGAATGGGTAATAGCTGTCTCTTATACACATCTCCGAGCCCACGAGACTCGACGTCATC